TTCGGCAAGGGCGAGCTCGTCGTTGATCACTTTGTTCAGCCGACGAGCTGCGTCCTTGTCGAATTTTTTAAGCGACTCGATGGTTTCTTTGATGCCGGATATCACTACTGTTTCATCCGCCATTTTTATTGACCGCCTTTGCTCGCTCTTTCAGGTAGATCACGATCGCTTCAAGAATGCCTTCTGGTGCATCTAATAAACTGATCGGGTCGATCCCTGTCTCCACAGAAACTGCTGCTATTGAATATGTCAGGCTGTCTCTGTGGATTCGGAATTTGGGTCTGTGTCCAGGGATACCGCTTCTAATGTATCCAAGAAATCAGGCCCGAAGGGTTTCACAATCTTGCCGTTTGCTCGAAGCGCAAGCCATCCCAAATAATAGATGTGCTCTAGTTTCTGCTCTTCGCCGATAAGTTTTGCGAGTCCTTTTCCGTACTTTTGTTCAAAGTCCACGATGATACGCGGACGCAACGGGAAAGTTGCATCGGTGCCATCGTTTGTTTTTACTTTGATGAATAATCCATCCATTTGTTTCCCCCTTAGTTATTTATGATGTTGTTTTTGTAATTGCGCCGGAGATCGGCCAAGTCACACTAGCAGTTGCTAATTCACCAACGGATCCGTTGAGAGGAGTCCATTCTGCAATTAGAGCTGAGAATGCGTACTGCGGATTAACTGGACTTGTTGTTGTATTGACTGGCTTTACTGAAACTGTTACGGCTGTTCCGAGTAATGGGTAAATTGTTTGTTCGACGCTGCTTGTTGCGTAGTCCTGGTGAAACTCGAAACTTACAGAGTTATCTGCCAATCCAGCCACACGTGTCTTTGCTGTGTTTCCGAATGCAGTTGTCTCGACGATATCAAATGTCGAGTTCAATGTAACTGATGCGATGTGGTCGCTCAGATCAGTTGTACCGAATACAACGTATGCATTGTTTAGAACTATTCTTGCCATTATACGACCGCCTTAGTAATTGCTCCGGTTACTGGCCATGTGATACTTGCTGTTGCTAATTCACCAACGGATCCGTTGAGAGGAGTCCATTCTGAAATAATCGCGTTGCATGTGTATGACGGATTGAATGCACTTGTTGATGCTCCGTTTGGCTTGACAATAACTGCCGCCGATGTTCCTAGTAATGGATAAATTGTTTGCTCGACTTCGCCTGTTGCGTAGTCTTGATGAAATTCAAGTGAGATTGAGTTGTCTGCCAATCCTGCCACGCGAGTCTTAGCTGCTGTGGAAGAGAATGCTGTTGTTTCGACGACGTCGAATGTCGAATTAAGTGTTACTGAAGCGACTAGATCGCTCAGATCCACTCCACCGACAGATATGTATGCGTTATTTAGAACTAAGCGTGGCATTATGCGGTCGCTCCTTCTTTGGTTTCTTGTTTGATGGATTGTACTACTTTTGTTTCTGTGTTTGTTGCTGTTGCTTTGATATGGTTTCCAGCGATGAGAGTTTCTGCGCTGACTCCTGCATCTTGCAATTCTTCATTTGTTAGCGTGTCGCCTTTGATTTTTCCGCAGACGGTTTTGCTTGAGATGATCGTGTATGACATTGGTTCTCCTTATCCCCAAATTGTTAAGCGGTATCGGTAAGAAAGAAACAGGTTTCCTTGTGATTCATATTGGCCTGATTCAGCCGATGTGACTCGCAAGGTATTTACTGTTCCGCCAAGCGTTCTGTCTCCTTCGATCGCTGTTTTGATTGAGCTTGCGCCCGATCCTGCTAGGTATGCGTCGAGTTTGTCCTGGCCTGCTCTTTCGGAGAAGCGTTGAACGATCACATAAACATCGACGTTTGCCTGATCTAATCCTCGGGCGTTATCGATATCGAATGTGAGATCTAGTTGTCCTACGACCGCGCATGGCGGTGTTACTGGCTCTGGGATCAAGTCGTATACGCGTAGGCCTGTTATGGTCTGTAGCCTGGTTTTAAGACCGTCGCGGACTTGGCTTGGGTTCATTTACTTGGCCAATCCGTTGTTCTTCTTAAATGGGCGCACAAGCGTTTCAACGTCTGCATCGAGCTTGGCGCTCAATCGGACGGTGCCTAAATCTGGACTTCCTGCGATCCCGAATGGTGATTGGCGTCTTGTAAATAGTCGAGCTGCTTGGATCAAGGTTGCCATGTTGATTTCGGCTGGTGTCGCTGTCCATCCCCAGACGCCGGTGATCCGGCAGGATTGTGGTAAATAATAGGGCCAGACGTATCGGCCGATTGCAAGGATCCGGTTGACTGGCCAGCCGCGTTGCGGATTGTTTACTGGCTCGAGCATGTAGTCGCTGGTTGACCAGACGGTATCCCATGTCTGGTTGAAGTTATCGTCTGTTGCCACTTGCGTAATTGAAACGTTATCGTCCATGTTCATTGTCCAGGGATCGAGTGGTGTGTAATAACGAGCGACCGGTGATTGCGTCGTTCCATTTCGATAAAAGAAGCGCCCGGTGTAATCGTCGATCATTCTGCTTGCTGATGTGATCGCGGCTTCGAGTGGTGTGTCATCGACGCTGTCTGTAATCGCAAGCGATGCCTTCAATTCGGCAAGTGTGCAGTAGGCATTAGTTAGGGCCACGCTTTATCCTTCTTTCCGGTTTCGGCAGCATTGCGCGTTCTAGTTTGGGATCGGCTGTTGCTGTTTCCTTTGCCGGCTTCTGCCGGATCTTCTTAATCTTTCCAAATATCATTATGAACCTCTTCCATCCAGAAGCTCTTTTGATGTGGCAGCACAGCTGCTGTGTTGACGTGAATCTTAAATCCGAGCGCCTTTGCTCTTCGGCAGAATAGTAGATCTTCTCCGATCCATTCGCCGGCTACTGGCCCATCCCAGAACCAGCACCAATCTTTGCCCTGGTTTGGATCTGCTACTTCGCGCATCTTCTCTAGAACACTTCGGTGAACCATCAAACATCCGGTTCCAGCTGCGTCAATTTCAAAGACTGAATTTTTATCGTATTTGTAAAGCGGAAGGAATCCGTTATCTGTGTCCTGGAATATTGCAGGGACTGGCTTTGGGTAGGGCTTGCCTGGTACTCCAAATCCTGCAAAGACAAGGCCTGCGACGATCGGGCGCTCTTTGTCATGGGCTGTGTCAATCAAAGCGTCAAATGCTGGAACTGTGAGCTGCTCATCTGAATCGACCATAAGGAGCCAGTCTGAATCTGTGTTATCGAGAAATTGTTTGACTACTCGGTTGCGCTGTTTTGATAGAAGTCCTGATCCCTTAATTCTTACAAAGGGGCCGAGCCTGCTGCTTCTTGCTTGTGCTAATTGGATGAGGCGATATGCAAATGATCCGTTTACGGATCCTGGATCGCATGATCCAATCGTTACTTTGTGTCCTGTTTTCATTTTTTCCCCCGTTTTAGAAGTGCAGAGCGAGTGACTCGGGGGGTGGGCCACTCGCTCTGCACAATTTAGTGCTTGCCTTCGATTAGAAGGTTGGTGCGCTTAGACCTGTGCCTGAAATGATTGAGGCTGCAAGTGGGTAGCGCTCTGCTGTGAATGCGGCGTAGCCGTAAACGACAGACTTGAGAGTTAGGTTTCCTGCGCCTGTTGCATCGAAGCGAAGTGCGAAAGGTGAACCTGGTTGTTCCCAAAGATGAGCTTCATTTGCTGAAACGCAATAGATCTCGTCCTGGTTTGTTGTTGTTCCGTATGTTGTTCCGATGTTTGCATCGGTGATAATTGGAAGTCCGAGCATCTGGTATCCGGAGTTTCCGTAGATTGGTGCTCCGCCGACGCCTACTGCGTTCATTGCGCCGTTTGCTGCTGGCACAACAAGTGGACGGTTTGTGCTGTCTACTGCTGCCAATAGGAAGGCTAGGCGACGTGGATGAACTACCCAGTGTGTTGGTGAAACGAATGCGTTTGTCTGAATCTGTGCAATCGCGTCAGCAAGCTTTGGATAAAGCAATCCGACTGTTGGTGCTGTTGATGTGAATGTGATTGCGTTTCCGCCTGATGCACGAAGGCCCTTGATTGTGCCTGCTGTGCCTGCACCATTTAGGATTTGTGAATCAAGTGTTGTGTGCCATGACTTGATTAAGTCTGCAACAACGAATGTGTCAATGCCTGTTCCGCGCTCAATTGCTTGGCGTGAAATATCTTGCTGTCCGGCGATCGTACGCACATTAATCGTGAGCAGTGTGTCATCGACATCTGTCTCTGATACTGCATCGTTCTGTGTAACTTGTACGGCCGTTGAACTTCCGGTCGTCATGCGAGAAATATTCAGAGTCATTCCACTTGGTGGAAGTGTCATCTTGTTTGTCGCGAAGTCTGCAAATGGGCGGCCTGCGCGTGCGAATGGAGCTGCTAGATCGACTAGGTATTGTGGAATTACAAGACCGTCGAACTGTGGTGTTCCAACATCGCGGCGTTCGATTGACTCTTCACGCATGTGACGTGATAGGCGCTCGTTTGCTGCATAGTCGTTTGCGAACTGTGCGTTGAATGCGTCCTTTACGAAGGATGCATCTGAGTTTGGTGAGTATGTGCGTGCTTCGCGTGTAACTGTTGCGCCGCCTACCTTTGGCATTGCTACATCGGCTACAGCTGCGCGGATCTCGTTTGTCTTTGCATCCGCATCTGCTTGTGCCTTCATTTTTTCAATCTTTGAATCGAGTGTGCGTGATTCTTCAACAAGTGAGTCAACCTTTGTTGTTTCATCTGCTGTCAGGTCGGTGCGATCTTCTGTTGCTACTGCTTCCAGAATTGCATCCATCTCTGTCTTTACTGCATCACGACGCTCGATCAATTTGTCAAGGAAAGACTTTGACATTTATTTGATCTCCTTATGAGTTGGTTTGTGCAAGGTGGTGGCGGTGGTTTTCGCGGCGCTTTAAGGGTGCGAATGTCGCTCCGACTTTGTCTCTGCTGGATTGTCCGGCAGAATTCTATTTTGTATTATTTACGATTGCTTGTGCAAGTCGAAGAGAAATCTTGCGAGTTGCTTCTTCGGGGCTTGGTTCTGGCAATGCATCAATGAGTGTAAGTGTAGACGCTTTGTGTCCTACAAGAGTTTCCGTTGCTTGCCATCCATCTCGAACTTCTTCATAGATTCTAATTAAAACAGCAGGATCATTATCTTCTGCTGTAATTGAGAAATCTGTTCCTGGTATTCCTAGAACTCCTTCACGCATAACGTGTTCAATTCTTCCGCGTGCTGTTCCGCCGGATGAATCCCAAGAGACGAAGCTGCCGACTGTGTCTACGGCTCTATCGTCTTCTTCTTCATCTTCCATGTATGTCGCGCCTTCAACGGACATAAATTCTGACATAACTTCTGCTGCTCTCATAATGTATTCGTGGCCTTCAGATAAATCTGAAAATATGCTCTTGAGGATCATCATCGTTTCAGGGCTTATCTCGCGGCCTTCTTTGACTGCTTGCATCGCAGCTCGTAGTTGCTCGCGTGCTTCCACGCTTGTTGTTGGGTAGGCCGGGTAAGTCACAACTGAAACGTCGCCATCTGCAAGGCTGAGCTCTGTAAGGGTGCGTTCTGTTCTTCCTTCGTTCCACTTCTGACGGATCACGCGAAATGCGAAACTCATCTGATCTACGTCGCCGCGCTCGACCAGCGTGTAAAGGTCGCGAGCTGCCTGGGTGTCTGGAAGATCTGCGTCCATGTAGAGGCCGGTTTGATCTTCCTGAAGTCGAAGCGTTCCGTTCTTTGTGCGTGCCAATGGCAGGCCTTCGTGGTTGATCAAAAGTCGCACATCTGGCGTTTCTGTCAGCGTCTTGCGAAATGCACCGGGTGCGATTCTCTCAATAAATGGAAGCGGCACGCTGTCGTCGTTGAATACGGCTGCGTATCCAGACAGGCGCATCGTTCCATCTTCTGCCTGGCGTGCTTCTACGTTCTTGATCGTGAAGGTGCGGCGTTCGATTTTTTTCATTTTGCTCCTTGAATCTTCTTCTGCATCTAATGCATCAATTTTTCGTTGCGCCCAATTTTGAGCTCTATCGCTGAAGTCTGAATCTCCGCCCCATAATAGCCATGCGACGAGTCCTGCTCCTGGATATTGCGGATCGGATGGGTTGCTATTCTTTGGTGCTTCTCCATCGACTTTGTGTCTGGCGAACCAGGGCGCCATTTTTCTTACTTTGTTTTCGCTTATTCTTCCTGCTGCCATCTCTCGAGCTGCTTGCTTGGTTCCTTCTGTAAGTCCATCTCCGCCATAACCTTCTCGAAGATATTTCAATCCTCGTTCTGCGTTTTGTCGAATAAATGCTGGAGCACTCAGATCTACTGCCCTGCTGCTTACTTCTCCGCCTGGTTCCATATCTTCTGCAATTGATATTGCAACCATTTGGTCGATTGCGTCTTGCTTTGTGTCATGGCAGGTAATTGTTGTATAGGATCCGTCGGTTTCTTCTTTAACGGTTGCCCATCCTGCGCAGTCGTTCTGCTTGTCGCTTATCAAATATGGCATTTTTGTCCTAGATCAGTAGGAGAAGTTCTGCGTCGTCTTGAAGCACAGAGAAATCTATTCTTGATATTGCTTGTGTTTTCATTCCGCCCCATTGTGTCAGCGCCAGGGCTTCTACTTTATTTATGTTCTGCTCAACGATCACCGTTGGGCTTACGAAGTATGGGCTTCCTGTGGTTGCGGCTGTTTGTGTTGTTTGCTGTGTAGTTGTTGCGTTTGCTTGCAGGCTTCCAAATTCTGCGCTTGCTGTTGCGTACTGATCTACTGAAACTCTGGCGTTTGCGTCCAAAGTTCCCAGGGTTGCAGTTGCTGTTGCCTGGTGGTTGATCTGTGTGCTTGCGCTTGCATTTAGAATTCCGAGAAGTGCCTGTGCTGTTGCCTGATGATTTATCCGAGCTGTGGCACTTGCTGTTATGGATCCGAGATTTGAATTTGCCTGCGCCTGGTGATTAATCGTGGCGCTGGCGCTGGCTTCTATCTGTCCAAGCGCAGCTGCGGCTGTGGCGTAGTTGTTAATTCCTGCCTGCGCCTGCGCTGTAATCTGTCCGAGTGGAGCAATAGCAGTAACTAAGTGGGTGACTTTGCTTGTTGTGGTTGCTGCTATTGATCCAAACTCGGCGCTTGCTGTTGCATAAACAAATGGCCCAAGTCTGCCTTCATCTAATTTAGATGTGTTTAGTACAAATTCGGACGACATTTTAACTTGCTACGGTCAGCGATGCTGTAAGTGATCCGCTTGCGATTGTATATGTGTCTCCTGCTGTGTATGCGTTTCCTGTAACGGTTCCGCTAAATAAGAAGTTCCCTGTCGTCAAATTATCCCAGGCTGTGAAATGTGTTGCGTCTTGTGAGCCTGCAATATTTGTCCAGATAACATCTGCATCCGATGCAATGCTTCCTGTTGAAGCCGCAGAGAATGTCACTTCTTTTCTTGTCGTCTCCGTTGCAGGGTTTGCAGTTCCTGCTGCTCCTGGATCTCCAACGTGAAGTTTCACGTATACGTTTGATGCTGAATATGCTGTCGCATTTCCTACTGCATCAAGGAATTTGTTTGCTAGATAAGCGCTTAGACCTGTTGCCATTATTCTTCATCCTTCACAAATTCTTCGATAATTTCTGTGATGAGATTGTTCTCGTCACGAATTACCTTTCGACGTACGCTCTTCTGTTCTATTGTATTTGTTACTTCGATTGTTGGTGATTCAACATTGACGTTTGGTGCTGCTACTTGCACGTCGACGTTTGGTGTCTCGAATGTAATGTTTGGCGGTTGAACGTTGATGTTTGTTGGCTCGACATTGATGTTTGATTCCGGAACTTGGATCACGATTGAAGGTTCATCATTGCGTGCTTCTCTTGCGTTGACTTCGTAGACGCTTTGTGGGTCTGCTGGATCAATGGTTGAAATCTGTTGCAGCTGCGTTGATGGCAGGCCTGTGTGTGTCATGTCTGGCAATCCGACCGCTTCTGTTACCGATTTCGGCTCGAATCCGACTTGGATCAAGGCTGCTGCGATCTCTGCTCGTAGCTTGAGTCCTACATCGCGTGCATCTGCTGCATCGATGTTTTGTAGTGGCACTCGGTACTGATCTCCGGCTTCGCCAAGCGGTGCCAGATCTTCTACGGATCGGACGTCGTTAAGCGATAGGAATCCTTCGCGTAATCCCTTCGTGTAAGCGTCGAAGCGCTCCAGGGTGGTTCCTCGTAGAAGTGCGTCAAGGTTGAACTTGATGAAACCTTCTGGCTCTGGCAGCAATCCTGAAAGTGCTTGCTCTAAGCGTTCCAATAATGGGCGAAGGCTGTGCTGAACAAATGAAAGGTTTTGTGCTTCAACGCTGGCAAATGACATCGATCCTGCG